TCTTTACATCCTCACCGTATTCAACACCGAATACCCATTCAACACGACGTTTGTCCTGCTTACTGTAATTAGTGACGGCATTACCACTGAGACTTCCATTAGGTACATAAATCATGCGGTTGTCATCATCATCTGCATAATATTCAGGCTTACCATGTGAATAGCCCAAATATTCCAGTTTCTTCCGAAGCTCCGGTGTGTTTTTGCGTATAAATGCTGGTATTATAAATCCCATAGTTATTCTCCTTTCTTTATAATCAAATTATCGTTTCCATCAAAATCATAACAATCCGGACAATAGGCTTTATCCCAATGCAGAAGCCATCCACTTTCCGTTGCTATATATCTTACGATCTCTTCCGTATCGTGCCACATCTCATCAGCTACACGTCCGCAGCAGTCACATTTGATGTTATAAAATTCTTTCTTTACTATCATGGCAGTCTCCTTTCTCCTTAATCCGTTCCAGTACATCCTTGTTGGCTTCTAGTATCTCATCGAAAGACGGGATGGGAAACCATGCAACAACATCATCTATCACTTCATCATAATAACCACCGGTTTTATGCTAATTGATTAATTCATATTTCAAAAATCTTGCAAGCGTATTTCTATCAACCTTACATATTTTTGCTATTTTACGCTGTGATATGCCTTCGTCAATCAATCCTTTTATCAAGGCATTTTTCCCATACAATTTATATTTGTCAGGAGAACTCTTTCTGCCTTTAGGACGACCAAGGACTACGCCTTCCAATCTCTTTCTGGCTAATGCTTCTTTAGTCCGCTGGCTAATCATGTCACGTTCTATTTCAGCAGCAATTCCGAAAGCAAAAGCCAACACTTTACTTTGTATGTTGTCTCCAAGTTCGTATCCGTCCTTTACTGTATAAACCTTAACCTCATGAAGCATACAGAATTCCAATATTCGCATAATCATGAATAATTTTCTACCAAGACGGGAAAGCTCGGATGTAATAATCACATCCCCTTTTTGCAATTTCTTCATAAGTTTGCCCAATAACCGTTTTTCAGGCTCCTTCGTCCCAGATATGCCATCATCAATAATCCAATCATCAACTGACAACCCCAAAGATTCCGCTTTTTTGCAGACTCCTAACTTCTGATTATTAGAGTCCTGCTCGTCTGTACTTACTCTTAAATATCCGTATATCATAATACTGATTCTATTAATTGCATGGCTTCCAAACCATAATGTTTAATAATTATTTCCTTCATAGACATGCACTCCCATTCTTCAGGATACATATTCTGCAATCTATTGTCTAACGCAATTATATCAATTACCAATCTATTATTGATAGCTGATAACAGTGCATCATGTAAGTCTATTATAGGTATATTCGGCAGTAATTTCTGAAAATTCTTTCTGAACTCCGCCCATTCGTTGACTTTATAAATATTCATTACATTCTGTTCATTATGCATTGATTGATGCCTGAAATCCTCCATGTCGATTTGGTATAATATTTCTTTATGTCAAATATGTCGCACATTATACACGCTGAATTTATACGCTTATTCTTTCTAACCCCAGCGCACTTAACTGGGTATCCTTGAATATTCTTACTTATATTCATTTTTTCTTGTTATGAGCAAAAACCACCGGTTTCCGCTCGTGTTAATACTTCATGTGCAGAAATGGCCTCTTTTTGCACACGTTAATCTCAATTCATTTTCCTTTTTCTATTCCGCTCGCTCTGTACCTCTGCCATACACATCTTGCACCATGACGCTTTCAGATGGTATTCCTTACCGTTACGACGGGCTGTCCTATCGAAGAACCTGGATAACGGAAGTGCTCTACCGCAACGGGTGCACAGTTTACGCTCCACTCCGTCAACCACCACCCGGTTACGGGGTTTCCTCCTCACAATCTCACATGGTCCGCATTCGGACGCACCGTACCTCCTGCAATATGCAAGTGAGTGCTTGCCGCACTTGGCGAAGGAGGTGCAATCCGAACGGGGAACTATCTGGTGAATGTTCATACGGCATCATTCATTAAGTCGAACAATGTGGGTGCACTGACCTCCATCTCTGCCTCATACAGATATGAAAGACTATCTTTCCAGTAGTCGTAATTGAGTTCGGTTGACAGACCTTTCCTCCCCAGATTGATAGCGCAATAGGGAACGGTGCCGATACCTCCGAACGGGTCAAACACCAGTTCACCCCTGTTTGAATACCGTTCAATCAATCTTTCGACAATATCCAACTGAAGGGGACAAATATGATTCTGCCGTTTCTTCTGCGACTGCTTAGTATTCAGCGTGCGCATCCGGGTGACATCATCCCATATCCAGGGCTTCTTGCTTACCGGGTCAACGGCCATGAATGTCTTTGGCAGTTTTCCGTATGCCTCCAGCTCTTCGGCGAATGATACGTGTTCCTCATAATCATAGACGTGCCCACGCTCGTAGTTCCTGAATAGGTGGCGTATCTTGTCAATGCCGGCCCCTTTCATGTCCTCGTAACTCAATAGAGAGTTACCCGAAGATTTCCAACTTGCATGAGCGTCTATCTGCCAACGGGCCAACGAATATTCGCTTTTGTTCTTGGTCACCGGCAAATCAGCATAGGCCCGTGAGGTGTCAGAAGGAAGCTTGCGGAAAAGAAGGACATACTCAGGACAACCGATACCCATCTTTGAACCGTCCTTGCACATCTCCGTATATCCAAGCCGATAAGTCTGGTTGTTCTCCCTTACCACATCCGTATCCACCGTGATGCGCCCCATGTAGCGGAAACCGTGTTTCATGTAGTGGAATACAGTCATTTCACTGAACGGGTCGATGGTGGGCATACCGTCACCCGTAGCGTTGCCGAACAAAACACGGTCTTTCACATGGATGCAAGCTAACCTACCGGGTTTAAGAATACGCATAAGCTCCGGTGTAAGATAATCCATCTGCTCAAAGAACTTGCTATTGTCCTCATTATGCCCGAAGTCATTATAGGTCGGAGTGTACTCATAGTGGTTGGAGAACGGGATGCTGGTTACAATCAAGTCCACCGAATTACTTTCCATAGTCTGGCATTCAAGAACATTGTCGTTATTTATGGCCCTCCAAAGTTTACCGGACTTTTCTTCCCGGCTGGCGAACATCCACCGCATCATCTTTTCCTCTGCCTGTAAACCGAACAAACCGTTCTCGCGGACTATATCGGTCATCTTGGCTACCATCTCCCGATGTTGCGCCCACTTCTGCATGAATGATTTGAATATTTCACCTTCGCTTTCGGCATACACCAAGTAAAGGTCTACGGGATGCTGCTGCATGAAACGGTAGATACGGGCTATCGCCTGGAACTTGTCGTTAAAACGGTAGTCGATGAACATGATTGCCTTATGGCAGTGGTACTGAAAGTTCAAACCTTCACCAAGCATCTCCGGTTTGGCAGCCAGATATTTCAGACGGCCGTCTTTAAAGTCCGCTATCACTTTGTCGGCTTCCCCATCATCCTGCGAACCGTACACAGCCTTACATCCGGATATGGCGTCACACAAAGCCTTCCGTTCATTCTCCAGGTCATGCCATAAAAGGAAATGGTCGCCTTTGTTTTCAGGACGGTTAATGATTTCCACCACACGGGCAATCTTTTCCTGCATGTTGTCCCGACGTTCTTTCGCTGCGTCGGCAAGTCCGAGAGCAGCCTCACGGAACATCTTCACTTGTCCGTCACGGTCGGTTCCGGCAGTGGAGTTGTCAACACTAACCACTTCTTCATGTACACGTAGTTCCGGCAATTCATATCCGGTATCGGGATAACCAAGGTCGGACGGTTTGGTGAGGAACAACGCCCATGTACTTACCCACAACCAGAACTCCTTCTCCTTGTGCGGATAAAGGGTAAGGTTATTTGCCTTCGTGCTGTCACGCTGAAAGAAACGGGTAAGTGCCTGCCCGGTATCCATCACACCGAGATAACCGGCATAATGTATCAGCTCCTTGTATCTGTTGGGCGATGGCGTGGCGGTGGCTACAAAGCGGTAGGGAACATCCGCAAACAAGGGAAGGAACTCCTGATAAGTCTTGGTACCGAAACCACGTAATACGCTCGCTTCATCCAATGATGTTGCGGTGAAGTAGGAAGGTTCTATTCTTACACCATCTTCACCGTCGCGCACACGCTCGTAGTTCGTAACCATGATGTCAGTCGGGCATATCATCACATCAGCCATAGTTCGTACATAGGTCACTTTCATGTGCAGATGTTGTTCCGCTTGTGTAAGGAACTCAACCACTACACGTTTGGGACAAACTATCAGCCCTTTGCCGCCTTTGTGTTTCAGAACTACCCGAAGTATCTCCAACTGAGTAACGGTTTTCTGCATACCGAAACTGGAGAATATCGCACGGCAACCGCCGGACACCGCCCAACGAACAGTATCTTTCACATGGGGATATAACGACGGTGTCAGTTCATCCGGATTGACCTCGAACCCGGTCTGACAGCTGATGGCCATCTTGTCTTTTAAAAATTCTATATATTCTTTCATTAAGCTACTTCTTTTAATTTCTTCAATCTTAAATCTCTAAGTTTTGCACAAAGTGCTTCGGCATTCTTCTTTGCCTGTGTAACCTCTACCGCATTTCCGATAAACTTCTTCTGGTCAGCTTGTGTACCAACTAACACATAATCTTCCGGAAAGCCCATGATACGTTTTAGTTCAGGAATGCGAAGCATCCGCATTTTAATATCCACTATGCCATACAGTGACATGAACTCCTTTATCTTCACGGTCATAGGACTATCATTGTCGTAGATTTCAATCGCTATCTGACCGCTTTCTGTTGCTACCAGATAGGGCGGCATCTTATCCATTCGTGCTATCAGGGTGAAGCAGGGGTTATCAACGGAGCTGCCAGCACTGTTGAACTGTGGATTCATCAGATAATGCCATTTCCGGTTTGCGGTTATTGTCTGTGCCGGTTCCTCTATGTTGCTACCAATATTTGAGAAAGAAGTATTCATAATCCAAGGCTTGCATGTTATAAGTTTTTGCTTGGGATTGGTTAAAATTGCCGGACAAATATTATCAATACTTGTATGTTGTCCTCCACCGGAATACTCATTGGCGATAAACCTTGGAGTTACTAATGATAATCTGTCTTTTGTTGTAACTGTCGCAGACGGCTCGTTTACCGAACGATTAAAGCCGTTCCCATAGTGCGCTGATACGAAGGCATGATGGTCCCTGCATGTGATTGTTCCGGCAGGCTCTTCCACTGATACATTCTTGCTTTCGGGATGTCCGCTGAATTGTTTGGAAAGAAAGCAAACTTGCGCTACTCCAAGTCTGTTTTGTGTTGTTACCACCGGACATGGTTCGTCAATCCCAGGAGCGTTATATTTCCCCGTACGGTTCATAGAATTATACTTCACGAGGAAGGCATCCTTTCCTCCGGCTACAAACTTGATAAGTCCGTTATAGATACGCTCAAGCGTTTTCTCTGCAAGAGGCTTTTCCCTGAAAATGGTAGTTCCTTCATCAGAGAAATCAAGCACATCCTTTACCGGCTTCCACTTCTCCAGCCGCGAAAACATATCTTGCCTACCACCCTTACAGTGGGTCGGTTCAGGGAATACTATCGGCAAACTCTTTTTAGCAAAGATGCCGAAGAAGCGTTTTCTTGTGGTATAGGCGCCGAAGTCGGCAGCATTCAGGATACGGTGTTCAAAGTTGTAACCATATTTTTTCACGTTGCGTACCCACTTCTGATAAAGTCTTCCTTTATCCATGCTGATAGGTTTCCCATTCTCATCCATATCTCCCCATGACATAAACTCTTCTACATTTTCAATCTGAATGTAGT